GCGTTTATACACACACTGGAGGTAACTCTGAACTACAATTAACCACTGGCAGCCCACTAGCAGCAAGCATGGCTTACCGTATATTAATAACCGTAGCAGGTGCGGGTAATATCGCTGTTCAATTGGGTGGAGCTACTGTGGATGGAAATAATAAAGTATCAAATCTATCAGCAGGAACGCATGAGGTCGTTTTATCAACAAATAGCACGATAACATTTAACGCTGTTAGAGTAATAAGCTCAACAGAGTGTACAGTTTCAGCTATTGAAATAATCGAAATGCAAGGCAACGCAATAACATACGAAAACCAAGCGCTAGACCAACGTGAGTTATTCCAAAACGCCGTAACCCAATGGGATAATATAAGCCCACCAGTTCAGCAATTACCTGCTGTAATAGAAATAGCATAAGGGATAATGATGAGTACATACACTATATACAACAAGATACATGCACCAGAAGCACTCTTAGCTAAACACCCTCATGCTCCTGAGTACCGTGATGATAGCTTAGAGGGTAGCAATACTATAAGGCTATTCGTCACCACTCTAGAAGAAACTACGGGCACTCCTGCTGAGACTATAGTAAGCATTAATTACACAGAGGAAGAATTATCCAACGCTGATTTGGATGCTATGATTGATGGTATGTTAGTTGGTGAGGCTACCGATACAGAGTATCAAGTATCTAAATCTAGAGGCCGTTATTTATACGAAACAAGATTCAAGAAAGAGGCTGAAGAAATATAATAAATAAGACTTACTATGCAAATAGATGATTGGAACTTTGAAACAGTCAGCGTAAGACCTAGAATTTATAAATACTAAATAAATGATATAATAGACCAACTAATTTAAAAGGGCATGATAATGGCAACACTAATAAACGATACACCAATCAAAATAGTAAAAGGCGGCGATTATATATTTAAACCAAGTGGCGGTTTAGATGTTCAGATCCAACTTGATTCAGAAGGGTTTGATACTATTCCTAGTGGTAGCTTAACTGCTGCTGATTCAGGAATTATAGTTCGCCTTAGTCCTTGTCAATTACAAATAACAAACGCAGGCTCTGAAACTTTAACAATTGAACGTGTTGAGAGGTAGTTATGCCATTAAACAAGCGAGGCCAACGCACAAAGACTCATCATAAAAAGAAGAAGTCTAAGTGAAAAACAAGGGCGGACAACCAACTAAAATGACAGATGATACTATCCGATTACTAAAGGATGCTTTCTCTTGGGGTTGTACTGACTCAGAAGCTTGTTGCTTTGCAGAAATAAGTACATCAACCCTGTATAAGTATTGTAGCGAGAACCCTGAGTTCTCGGAGCTAAAGAGCAAGCTTAAGGATATGCCCACCATGAAAGCTAGGCGCATCATCAATAATTCACTAGAGTCTGATGATTTAAACACAGCTAATAGAGTTATAGACAGAGTAACAACTCAGAAGGTTGAGTCTAAAAATCTTAATGTTGAAATGACTCACGAAGAATGGATAGACTCTCTTGACTGATAAGCGATTACAGCTAAAGGATGACTTTACATTCTATGCTAGAAACTGTTTAAAGATTAGAACCAAGAACGAAGGGTTACAGCCTTTAGTGTTAAATGATGCTCAGTTATATATACATAAAAGAGTTGAGCAACAGATAAAAGATACCGGCAAGGTTAGAGCTATCATTCTTAAAGGTAGACAGCAAGGTGCTAGCACTTACGTTGAAGGTCGATACATTTGGCGTACCACTCATAATAAAGGTGTGCGGGCATTTATATTAACTCACGATGGTGAATCAACAAACGCACTGTTTGAAATGACAGAAAGGTATTATGAAAACTTACCGGTATTTGTTAAGCCAACAACAGGCGCAGCTAACGCAAAAGAATTACAGTTTGATAAACTAGATTCAGGTTACAAGATAGGCACAGCAGGAAACAAGGTGGTTGGTCGTGGTCAAACGATACAATACTTTCATGGTTCAGAGGTTTCATTCTGGTTAAACGCTAGCGAGCATACAAAAGGAATAATGCAAGCCGTACCAGATGCAGATGGAACGGAGGTTATATTAGAGAGTACCGCTAATGGTGTTGGTAATTACTTTCACGAACAGTGGAAACTAGCAGAGAAAGGGTTAAGCGAATTCATACCTATCTTTGTTCCTTGGTTCTGGCAGTCAGAATATAAGAAAGCTTTACCTGATGGTACGGTATTTGATGAAGATGAAATGATTCTGCTTGATCAATATAACTTAACTGAAGATCAAATGTTTTGGCGCAGGATGAAGATAGCAGAATTAACAACTGATGGCGTTGACGGTACTAAAGCATTTAAGCAAGAGTATCCAATGAATGCCGCAGAAGCTTTTCAAGTGTCAGGTAGTGACGGTTTAATCAGTCCAGACCATTGCATGATGGCAAGAGGCAGAAACGAAAACGGAAGTGGTCCGTTAATTGTTGGTGTTGATCCATCAAGAGGTGGTGATAGGTTCGCTACTATCAAACGTCAAGGCCGTAAAATGTACGAAATGCAAAGCTTTCTAGGTGAGCAATGTAATTCACTAGGCAAGAACGTTGCTATTTGTATTGATATACTAGATACAGTTTGCCCGATAGCAGGAAAGAAACCAGATAAGATGTTTGTTGATGCTGGTGGTGGTGTTGACATTGTAGATCGACTGCATGAGCTTGGTTATAAAGATCAGGTTAAAGCTATTTACTTTGGCTCTAGTACGTTAAAGCCCAAGAAGTATAAGAACAAGCGAAATGAAATGTGGGGAGAGATGGCGGATTGGTTAGTTGATGAAAGCTTACCGGTTGATATTCCCGACAGTGACGAATTACAAGCAGACTTATGCGCTAGTCCATTTGATAGAGATTCAAATGATAGGCGCGTATTATGGTCTAAAGATAAGATTAAATCTAAGTATGGGTTTAGTCCTGACTTCGGTGACGCAGGCGGTTTAACCTTTGCTGAGCCGGTAAGTATTAAGAAACAAACTAATCAGGAATTTGTATCACTATGGTAGAACTAAACTTTACAGAACATAACAACGTTTTGGCTATGGTGGTCGAGTCACAAACGCAAGAGAAAGACGAGCGCGAATCATCCGGCAATCAACGCACTTTCATGTTGAATACTATGTGGGATGATAAGATTAAGCGAGCTATGGCCCGTAGATATCTTGGCGAGTTTGACCAAATCACTCCTATCCTTGACCAAATCACGGGCGAAATGACCAACTCAGAGTTTGCTATTGCAGTGAGTCCTGCTGGTGGTGGAGCTACTGAAGCAACAGCAGAAACTTATGCCAGGTTAATTCGTAACATTGAAAACATCTCTAACGCTGATCAAATATATTCAGCAGTTGGTGCAACTATGGTGATGCGTGGCATTGATGGCTTTGAAGTTGTTCAGAAGTTTCTAGATGCCAATACATTCGACCAAGATTTAGTATTTGAACCGGTATCTGATTGGTATAAATCAGTATGGTTTGATGTTGCCAGTATCAAGCAGGATAAAAGCGATTCAATGTGGGGTGTTAAGCTTAAAGAGTTGCCAATGGCTAACTATAAAAAGCGATTCCCTAAAGGGTCAAAGGTTTCTGTTCCTGATAACATCGACACTATGTCAACCGATGATACTAACAACCAGATATCTGATGATTCGGTTATTGTCGGTCAGTTATATTATAAAAAAACTACGGACATTAACCTTGTTCAAATGAATACGGGTGCAGTCTTTGAAGATAACGAAAAGTTTCGCTCTACATTAGAGGCAAGACAACAAGCAGGCGAGCAGATAGTTAACGAAAGAACTCGTAAGTCATGGAAAGTATTTAGCCGTTGGTTTGATGGCTCTGATTGGCTTAACGATGAGAAAGAAACAGTATTTACTTATATCCCCTTGATACCTTGTTACGGTAACTATGCTATTCACAATAGTAAAACTAAGTTCTCAGGTAAGACTAAGAAGTTAATGGATGCTCAACGCGGTATTAACTTTGCTTTATCTGGAATGACAGAGGATGCAGGTTTAAGCGGTAAAGATGATATCTGGATGACGGATAAGCAGGCCGAAGGTCAAGACTATTCCGCAATGAACATTGACCGTAAAGGTGTGAGAATATATAACACTGATGATGA